CGCCCTTGACGCCTTGGGCACCCGTTGCGCCGGTATCGCCTTTGACGCCTTGGACGCCTTGCGCGCCGGTATCGCCCTTCGGGCCCTGCGGACCCGGCACGGAACTGGCGGCACCCGGGTCGCCTTTCGGCCCGGGAGGTCCCTTGATGTTGGTTTCAAGCCCCCAAGCCATTCACACGCCCTTGAATGCGGTCCACGCCGTGCCGTTCCAGCGGTAGACGTCGCCAGTGAGTTCATCCAGACACATATCGCCCACCACCCGGTCGCCGCCGGGTACGGAAGCACTGGGCGGCCCGGAGGTCGTGTACCAGCGCGATCCGCGTATGCCCGGGTCTCCCTTGGGTCCCTCCGCGCCCGTCGCACCCACGGGGCCCGCAGGCCCGCTGGGGCCGGTCTGGAACGTAGCAGGACCAAGCGGGCCCGTGTTCCGGTAGCCGTAGCCGTCCATCGACAAGCGCCCGTAGGCGAACATCACCTGCGGCGCTCCTGCGGCATCCCGGGTGTAGAGTTCGATGTGGTAGTCGTCGTTCAGGACGGACGCGGGAACCTTGGCCAGACCGGCGGCTCCATCCTCGTCGTAGATGTCGATGTCGTAGCCGACGGCCCCGGATCGGGTGAACGGGCGCATCACCATCTGCGGGTGCATGTTCTTGATGTTCGTATAGGGCTGGTTGGCTTGGTTCTTGAAACTATAATAGAAATAGCCGAGTTCCCCCATCGCGGCGGTGAAGCCAATCGGGGCCCGCCCCATCCAGTTGATGTAGACCGTCGAGTACAGCATCGGTCAGGTTCCCTTGGCTTCGAGGGCTTCAATGCGGGCTTGCAGGGCGTCGATCTTCGCTTGGAGGTCTTCCTCCAGCGCCGTGATGGCCCCGGTGTAGGCGATGCGGCCCTGACGCTGGTCGTCGGCGTAGAGATCGAAACCCGAGCCGGTCCAGTTGAGATTGTAGCAAACCGTGCCGTAGCCGCCGCTGAAGCCCGCCTTGGACTGGATGCCATTGGCCAGCTTCACCTTGCCGTCGGCCGCACAGGAGATCGACACCGGGGCGGCCCGGTTCCAGAACGTCACGGAGTTGTCGACCGGGTCCCAGTACCACTCGGCGGCAACCGAGGCGTCGCTCTTCTGCAACTGAATGCCCGCCGTGCCGCCGTTCGAGCGCGACACGAGGTTACCGCCGAGCGCATAAACAATCCCGTAACAGAAAATGCTGCCTGACGTGGTGACGCTTAACGCCTCGACAGCGCCCGGTGTCGCGATCTTTCCGACGGACATATTGAGGCCGACGGAACTCATGGTGCCCCACGTACCGAACGCCATCGCACCGTTGATGCGATTGATTAGCAGGGATTGCCCGAGATACGTGCCGTCGTCGGCGTAGCGATGCAGGTCGAAGTCCGAGCCCGCATTGGACCCGGTTTCGGGGCTGTCGTTGCCGAGCCGCATCAGCCAGCGTTGCTTGCCGCCTTCCGTTCCGTTGATGTTGCTGCTGCCGCCCGGGACGCTGTTGAGCCACAGCGCCGGATTGATTGATGAGATGGTGATGTCGCCGGTCATCGAGCCGCCGCCAGCGGCTAGCTTGGTGTCGGCATACGATTTGGTGACGGCATCCTGCGGGTTGATCGCGTCGGCAAGGCCCGTGATCCGCTTCGAATTGAACGGGATGTTCTGGGTGATGAGGCTCTGGCCGTCCCGGGTGATGCAGTTGGAGATGCCAGCGGCGAAGTTGTCGTCTTCGCTGTCGTGCAGATCAGCCTTGATCTTGATGCCCGCCGCCGCGTCCTGCACCCAGTTGCGGACACGCTGGAAAACGCCTGAACCGTTGAACGGCATATCGGCTACCCCTTCACTACTTCATGTCTTTGTCGGTGTCGGGGTGGATCGAAATCCGCAAATGAAGGCCCGGGCCCTTGCTAGGGGACTTCGGCAGCCCGAACTGGCTGCCGGGGTTCTGCGCGCCTTTTTGCATCTTCTTGGTCTTGGTGTAGCCGTCCCCAGTGGCTTCGGAAATAGCCTGTCCGCGCGGGGCCTTGGAATATTCCTTGGCGACCTGAGGCGGCACGTCGGCGGTGGTTTTGGCCATGGTTATCTATCCTTCTCATTGACGAAGCTCGCGGCGTAGTTGCCCGCGCCCCGTGCGGCGTCCCGGCTGGCTATTATCTTCGCGAGCAATTCGCGCGGGACATAGGCCCCCGGTAGTTCTTTTGTCGAGCCGGTGGCGATGTTGCGCAGGAGATCGTTGACGCGATCCGCGCCCTGTTCGGCGATCATGCGCTTCAGCCCGCCGCTGGCCCCTTTTGCGCCCAAGCCCGCTGCTATCGCCGCCAGCCCGGCGGTCGAGGCCCCGCTGCCGAGGCCCTTTTCGTCGTTGAACACGAAGGGCAGCGCCGCGCCTCCCACTGCGCCTGCGGTGCCGTAGCCGAGCAGATTGTTGCCCCAGCGATCCAAGCTCTTCGCCGCTGCCGCCGTCTTCGGCGAGCCCTCGGCAATCGTATCTATCAGGCGACGCTGCTCCGGATTGTTCGGGTTGAACTTGCCCGGGTTCTTGGTGAAATTGTCGGAGTATTTCTGGAACACCGACTGTGTCGCTTTTCCCGGGTCGTCAGCCTTGGCGGCGACCTCGGCCATGCCCTCTATTTTTGCGGAGTGCTTGCCGCTGGCGTAGAGTTCCTTGGCCGTATTGACGTCTTTGGCCGGGTTAACCCCGGCAGCAACGCTGGCGGCAGGCATGGTCGGCTTGGCCGTATTGAGAAAATTATCCACTTCGTCAGCCAGTTCGCCCGCGATCCGCCGCAGGCGCGGATCCGGGCTGGCCTTCAAATCGCTAATCTGGGTCTGCATGTTCCGCAATTGGGCCCATGTCATGCCCCGCCCCTGCGTGCCTCCGATTTCTTCAAGAACCGGGATTAGCTGCTTGTGCATGTTCGGGTTGAAGCCCTCTTGAACGAGCTTGTTCACCACGTTCCCGGTTAGTGGCGCGGCTTCCTTGGCGCTGTATTTGATACCCGCGTCCTTGAGCGTCTCGAAGATTTCGCCCGCATCGGTTTTCATCTGCTGACCGCTGCCGCCCCGGCTGGCGACACCGAGGTCTTTCTTGGTCACGGCGTCCTTGAAGCGGCCCAGCAGGGCCCCGAGGATGCCGGTGGTCCCGGCACTGAGGCCGCCGCCGACGACGGCACCGCCAGCGGCGCTACCGACGTCCTTGGCGTTGTTGGAGGCCCCTTCGATAGCGCCCTGCACGCCGGACTGGAGCATCTGCTTGCCAAGGCTCGCGGGGCCCGTGGACTTGCCGCCGCCGACGAGGCTTCCGACAACATCCGTTGCCACCCCCAGCGGGGCCTTCCAGCCCTTGCTGGTATTGTCGATGGCGCGCTGCCGGTAGTCTTCTTCGGCACCGACGCCGCCACGATAGAGTTCGCCCGCCGTCGCGTCGCTGCCTTTGAGCTTGCCCTCGATCACCGACATCACGCCGCCGATGGGCTGCATCACGCCCGACGTGACTTGCCCCTTGAGCCGCTCCGAGAAGCCGGGCTCGCCCGCCGCCAGCAGGCGCTGGAGCCTTTCGCGGCGGATTTCCTGCTCGCGCGACGGCGTGTCGAATTCGAGCTTCCGCTCGCCTTCGACAGGTGCAGGGGCGGTATCGAACTCCAGTTTTTCTGCCATCAGCGTGCCGTCCCTGTTCGCCCGTCAGGCAGCTTGAACCGCGTGCCCGGGGAGAGCTTCAGGGCGTCAGCCTCGGAAGCGGCGTTCACCACTTCTCCACCGGCAGGTGCAGGCGCGGCCCCGGATGAAGGCGCGATCTGAGTGGTGTCGCCACCGACTTTTCTGACGGCGCGTTCTTCGATTTCGCGGTCGCGCTTCGCTGCCGCCAGCACGTCGCCGAACGCCGCGCGCTTGGTTTCCATCGAGATGTTCGGGTTGTTGTACATCGCGATGAATTTCTTCATCTCGAAGTCGGTGGACTGGCCTTTCAGGATGTTGGACATCGCCCCGGTGGCGACCTTGTTCATGGTATTGTCGAACTCGGTGGTGCGCTGGGCCTTTTCCTTGTCGCCGAGGTAATTGCCGACGAGCGGGGCATTGCCAAGTGCGGTCTGGCCCCCTGCTGAAGGCCCCGTGAAAATGCCCTTGTCGAGCGCCTCTTGGGCCCGTCCAAGCTCGTTGACCATCAGGTTCTTCTGGGTGAGTTGCTGCTCCAGTTCCGCCACCGCCTTGGCCTTGACGGGGTCGGCAGCGGCGGCAGCCACGGTGGCGTCGGCCGTCAGCTTGGCGTTGCGCTCCCGGCTGGCGCGGTCTTCCGTGGCGGTATCCGCCCCGATGTCCTGTCCCCGAACCGTGATGTCCTGCCCTCGGGCCGCAGTGTTTGCTCCGATATCCTGCCCCCTAACGTCGATGTCCTGACCACGGGCTGCGGTGTTTGCCGTCATGTCCTGACCACGAGTTGCGGTCTGCGCCCCGATGTCCTGACCACGGGCTGTTATGTCCTGACCCCGGGCGTCGATGTCCTGACCACGGGTTGCGGTGCTTGCCGTTATGTCCTGACCACGGGCCGTTACGTCCTGACCACGGGTTGTGGTCTGCGCGGTGATGTCCTGCCCCCGGTTTGTCGATGCGATCTGTGCCGCCGCCCGGCGGTTCTCCGCCAAGGTCGAGAGCGCCTGCCGGGCGAGTTCGGGGTCGGCGGAGTTGATGATCGCTACCTGCTGCGAGGTCGGGCCCTTCTCCCAATCGACGCCCGCCATTACCCGCGCCAGCGTCTCCTTCTGCGCCGCGAGGGCTTGATCGGCGCGCCCCTGCTGCATGCGGTCGCCGACAACGCCGAGAACATGACCGATACCGCCCGGGATGGTCGCCATCATAGCGGCATCGGGCTTCTCCGCCGCCTGCTGCGCCAGCAAGTCCTTCTGCCGCTGCTCCAGCGCCTTGATGGTCATCGCCTTCATCGGGTCGCTGTAGCCCGACGTGGTGGTGGATGCGAAAATTGCCATCTCAGTACAACTTTCTGCTGTTCAGTCGTTGCAACGCCATAGCCAATTGCTGCCGCTGCGCCTCGGCTATCCGGGGATCGACGACAGGCTGAATACCCGGCGGCATCGGCAGGGACGCTGACGGAAGGTTGGCAGGGCCCGAGGCCCGGGCCGCGTTCTGGGCCACCGGGCCCTTGGCGAAGAGTTCGCCGAGGCCCGAAAATGCGTCTCCCGCGATCTCCTGCTTGGACTTCGTTTTATCGCCTGCCACTTCAGCCAATGCCCCCTTGTTCGGTTCGCCGCCGCCCGCCTCGGCGATGTTCGCTTGGGTTTCAGCGGCGGGGCTCGCAGGGCTCGCAGGGCTCGCGGTGTTCCCCTCCGGATCGTCCAAGGGGTTGGGCACGACGGTGGCGGCAGGTTGAACGACGCTCGCGGTGTCCGCACCGCCCTGCCCCATGCCGCGCAGGACGCGAGCATTCCACATTTTGGCGAATTCGCCGCTGGTGAGGTTCTCGACGGAGCCGTAGCGGGCCTTATCCTTGTCAGGGACGTTGCCCCAGATCGCCAGCCGGGACCAACCTTCGCCCTTGTTGCGGCCTTCACCCGTCGCGTGCATGGACTGCCACGCCGGACGATCCGGCTTGGTGATGTGTTCGTAGGAGCCGCCGACGCCCTGCTGGTGCACGAGGTAGATTTCGCCGGGCGTCAGTTCTCGCCCGAGCTTGTTCGCCACCTGATCGGCTTCATTTTGCAGCTTGAGCGCGGCGATGCGTTCGTTTTCCTTGCCGTTGAAAATGTCGCCTTTCCCACCCAGCCGTTTGAATTCATCGTCCGAAAGCTGGTACAGGCCCTTGTACTTTCCGGTGCGTGCGTTCGGGTTGCCGCCGCTCTCGATCCCCCGGATAGACCGCATCAGTTCAGGCGTGATCCTCGTGCGTATGCGCGGCTTGTCGGACGGCAACTCGTACTGTCCACCTTCCTTCGGCACGCTGCTGAACATGATGGATTTCGCCATGGGTCAGCCGCCTCCACGTGCCGGATTGTAGTCGCCAAGCATGGCAGACGGGCCACCGGCCTGCGGCGGTGCTGCCGCAGGGCGTGCAAGAGCCCTCGCCAGTTCGTCACGCAGGACCTGAACCGCCGCGTCGCTGCTGCTGCTCTGCTGCATGTCGCCGCTGGGGGCTTCGTATTGCAGCATCTCGGGCCGCAGCCCCGTCGCCATCGGGTTACGGCCCTCGGGCGCGAGGTCTGGCAGAAAGCTCTGGAATTTCCCATACTCGAACGGGTTGCCAACCGTGCTGTCCGCGCCAGCAATCGGCAGTCCCGGCATCGCCGGGCCTACCACTGACTGTATCGGGCCGCCATATCCGCCGCCGCCACTCGAACCCATCTCATTCTCCTCACGGCATCGGGGCCATCTTCGCAAGACCGCCAATCATGCTGAAGATGCCCGCGTTGGTCTGCGCCGCCGCTGCGCTCTCGGCTTTGTAGTTGTCGCTGATGTACTGGCCAATGTTTGGCGACTGGATCGGCGAGCCTTGGAATGGCTGGAATTGCGGAACGGTCGCCTGACCGCCAGACATCAAGGCGGTGATCTCGTTGATCGGTTGGTTACGCATCGCCATGGTCTCTTGCGCCTGACTGCCGCGCATCGCGTTGTAGTATTCGGCCAGCGACTTATCCATGTTGTAGCGGCCGGTGGACACGTCGTTGTAGGCGGCTTGGGCCCTGCGACTTTCATCGCCCGATGTGATGTAGGCTTTACGGGCGGCCTCGCCGCGCGCATCCAGCACTTCCCGCTGATAGTTGCCGTAGCCTTTGCCGCCGGGGGACAGGCCCCGGGCCGCCATCAGGGCCTCCTGCGACTTGTTGGCCGCGCCCTGACTGCGGTCGTAGCTCTCCATCATCGCTTTTTCGATACCGGCGCGATCCGTCGGGCCCTGATCCTGTCGCAGCCCTTGCGTATTGAGTTGGTTCTGCCACGGCGTCCACTGGCTGGTGTCGATACTCTGCCCGAGATGCTCGCGCAGCTTTGCCGACTGCTCGACACCAGCAGTGCCCATGTTGTATTTGGTCTGGGTTTCGAGCCCTTGCAGCTTCTGTTGATCCGGCGAGAGCGCGGTGGTGCGCTCATAGCGCGGCGCGTAGCCGCTGATCTGGCCGTTGGTGTAGATCGGGACTTGCTCGATAGGCCGGTAGCTCACCGTGCCGTAGGGATTGACCTCGTTGACGTTGCTCGCAACCGTATTGTACTGGCTCGACGCCATATTCTGCTGGCCTTGGGCAGCAGCCGTCGCATAGGGGTTCGGGGGGTCCGGTTGAGATACCATCAGTGTACTCGCTCGTAGACGTCGGCAGACAACGTCGGGTTGGCGATCACGGTCGGGCCCTTGTAGCCCGGCAGATATTTGCAGTCGTCCTTCAGCATGCCGTAGACGAGGGTGTCGCGGGAGCCTTCGAGCCCCAGACGGCGATAGCCCTCGTAGACGAAGCCCAGCCGCTGCACCTGCCGCAGCGCCCGGCGATTGTCCGGCTCGACTTCGGCAGTCAGTCGCCGCGCGTTGGTAAATGCCGCCGTGAAGATCGCGCGCAGCACCCGCCGCGACATGCAGCGCGGGTCAAGAACCATGATCGTCACCCGGCCCTCGAACCAGAACGGAAACTCGATGGCGAAGATGCCCGCTATATGCCCTTGGTCATTACGGGCCCATGCCGAAAACCAGCGCGGGGCCTTGAAGTCGCAATGACTGAAGTCCACGCGCAGGTGCTTGGTGAGCATCGACTGCGCGTCCGGGGGGAGGTTGCCGAATTTCACGATCACAGCAGCCCTCCTTGCTCGTAGATCACATCGATCCCGGTGATGGCGTAGGTGCAGCCCAAGACGCTGGCGCGGAGGCGCGGGGCCCCGACGCGCCCGAGGCCCGTGACGCCCTGCCAGTGTTTGCGGGCAATCGGGTCGGAGTTCCAGTAATCCACGTCCCACGTCGCGACGTCCCACACCGCGCCGCCGAACGGCCCGTCATCCGTTTCAGGCTGGTTGATCGGCAGGGTGTTATTGTAGTCCACCTGCATGTCGATGAAAGGCCGCACCAGACCGTCGCTGATGGTGTAGAGCTTGACCAGCTTGAAGTCCTTTATCGACACGCTCTTGTAGCTCGACCACGCAAATTGCAGATCGACCTCGATGGCCTTACCATTGTCGCTGAGATACTCGGTGCCGCCGCGATAGATGCCGCCCGTGTCGTCGCCGAAATAAGTGTGGTTGTCGAGCCAGCCCCAGCAGCGCGACGGGACACCGGTCCACTTGGTCCAGACTTGCGACGGCATCTTCCGCACCATCTGCTGGTAGCCGCCGTTGTTCAGCGGCAGGTTACAGATCGCGTGCCCGGTGTGGCCGTTGAGGATGACCTGCCAGCCGAAATCGGGGCGGTTGTTCTTCGCGACGCGCTCGAACTCGTCCATCACGTTCATGTCGGACAGGCCGAGGTTCTCGGTCTCGGCGCGGATCAGCGTCGTCATCGGCACGAGGCCCGTCGAGATCATGACGTAGAGATCGCCGCCGAAATTGATCAGGCTGTTCTTGGACATCGGCGCGTCGAAGCGGAAGATGCCGACGAGCTTGAAATCGCTCTCAGGGTCCACGCCTGAGTAGATCGCGACTTCGCCGTTGCTTGAGAAGATCGCCAGCGCGTCGTCAAGACCGGTGCCGCCGTCGATGGACCATGTGGCGATGGCTTGAATGTGCCCGCCGCGCTTGAACAGCACGTCAAGCGGAAACAACTCCACCGCGCCGCTCTTCTGCTGAAGCGGCAGATAGTAGATCGCGAGGTTTTCACTGTCGGCGAACCAGAGCCGGTTCATGTGCGACAGCACCTTGTCGAACTTCAGCGGGTTGATCCACGTCTCCACGCCTACCGTAATGGGCTCCTGCCGGAAGACGGTGCCGTCCCACGAATTGACGCCGTCAAAACCGTTGCACAGGATCGTGTAATCCGCCGTGGACAGGTTACTGAATGTCGTCCACGCCCAGTCGTCGCCGTTAACGTCGTAGCCAGCAGCAACCTGACCCCCGACAAGGTCATACAGTTTGCCGCCGGACGCTGCGGCGAGCCGGGGGATGACGTTGTTCCCGTAGTAGGGGATAAGCGTCGAGATCGGCGTATTGGACGCGAGTTGCGCTATCTTGGTGTAACCGGGCCGCACGCTGATGCGGTCGTCCAGCACGATCCAGTTGGTCAGGACCGAGGCCAGCAACGGGTCGGTCTCGCGCAGCGCGGCCGAGCGCGACAGCCCTTTCAAGGGCGCGCTTAGGTGCGCGACCTTGGCGGCGGGGCGGCCCCTGTTGAGCAGCCGCGTCGGCGTGCCGCGCCGGTTCTTGAGGGGGAGCATTCCTGCGGGAAACATCTTCATTGGATGCGCCCCGGGTCTTCGTTGAGGTCGATCACGGGGGCGTTACGCCCCGCGATCTTGTTGAGCCTCGTGATGAAGTCGCGCTGCTCCTCGCCGTATTCGAGCCCCTTGGCTTTGAGGAAGCGGTATTTGAGGCCGTTCACCGCAAGCCTCGGGTCGAATAGCAACAGGTCGTCGTCCGCCGTGGGCCGGTCCTTCCTGACGGTCCCGGTGCTGTCGGAGAGCCAGTTGCCGTCGCCGAGGACATCGCGGAACGGCGGATCGAGCATCAACTCGTCGGCGACGTTGCTCAGCAGCGCCAGCATCTGCGCGATGTCCTGATCCGCCGTGTTCATCACCAGCGTCACGGGCCGCTGAATGAGCCCGATCTCCAGCGAGGCGTCGGAGATAGCGGAGGCAATGGTGGCCAGTCTCGGCATTATACGGCGACCTTCATCCTGAGGGTGTCGATCAGGGTCTTCTGCGCGGCGATGGTGGTCATCGCCTCGGTGTGCTGTTCCTTCACTGCGTCAAGTTCGCCCTGAAGGCGGTTGACGATCTCCTCGTATTGTCCAGCCTTGCCGTGCATCTCGATCATCTTGACGGCGCGATCCGCGAGTTCGAGAACATCCGGCGGCACGGTCTTGACGGCTTCGCTGCGGCGCTTGCCGCTCACGACCTGCGCCAACTGTTCCACAGTATGAATATCTCGTATCGCACACATCTGGAAAATATGCGGCGCGCATGCGGGCCACAGCGCCAGCGGGTAGCCGACAATCCGCTTACGACCCTCGCAGGTTTTCTGGTAAAGCTCATAGGGCCCGGGATGATCGACGAAGTCGGCTTCTTCGGCTTCGCGCTCCAGCGACAGAAAAGGCGGGCGGTCCATTCGCACGCGAATGACCTCGCGGTACAGCGGCAGCCCGTCGGGGCCCTCGCCATCACGCTCCCAGCCAGAGAAGAACCGCACCAAAGTTGGGGTATCAGACATGCTCGCTCCATCGGGGAGCGCGGGGAAAACGGCGACCGCGCTCCCCGCAGACGGTCGCCGTTATGTAGGTCAGGTACCCGTTGCCGTGAGCCTGCCCTGCATCGAACGATTGGATAGCGTGAGCGCGCCCATAAAGGCGAGATGCTTGGTCACGGCGTCCATATCGGGCGACTGGTCCGGCAGATCGAGGGCTTCGAAATTCCTGCCAGAGTAAATCTCGAATTTCATGTATTTGGTATTCAGGAAGTAGGCCCCGGTGATGCCGGTCGCCGCACCGTCGAACACCAGCGGTGCGCTTTTGTACTTCAGCGTCTCGAAGCCGAGGCTGCCGAGTTTGGCGTCGGCATAACGCTGGTTCTCCTGCAAGCCACTCTCGTAGGTGCCATAGATTTCGGCGTCGGCGACGATCAGGTCGGGTTTCTCGGCACCACGGATCAGCTTCATCCAGAGCGCGTTCATCGCGGCCTTGAGGGCCGGGTACTGCAGGCCCGTGGCGCGCGTCACGACTTGGAACTGGTTCTTCCAGAAGGTCCACGTCGCAGCATCGATGCCCCCGATCAGACCGAGGCCGTCGGGCGTGACCATGCCTTTGAGGCCGACGAAGCTCTTCGCCACCGTACCGTCGCCATAGACAGCCTTGGTGATGTTGTTCTTCATGGTGGCTTCGGCGTTGTCGAGCTTGCCTTCCAAGAGGTTCAAAATCCGCTCGCGGGACCTGTTCTTCGCCAGATCAGGCCCCGAGAGGGTCACTGAGGCCACGGCGTTCGCCGGGTCGTAGTGAGCCTCGGAGATGGTCTCTTTCGTGGCTCGCGAGAGCAACTCGGTCCCGAGATACCACGCAAAGGTTTCCTCGGCGTAGGTCAGCGGGCAGGCAATGGACCTGCCGCCCTCGATGACGCGGACGCGGTTGCCTTCGCGTAAGAGGGCCGTGACTGCATTGGAGTTCGAGACGTTATCGGCAAACTGCTTGTGGTAATTGTTGAGCGTGGTCGCGACGAGTTGGGTGACGGTAGGTTCGGCCATGTTGGCTCCCCATGAGATCAGAAGCCGACTTCATCAGCAGAGCGCTCGATTGCATCTCGCATACCCCCCTTCGAGGCTCCGTTCGCTTGGTCGGGCCTTGCGACGGGAGCCGTGAGCCCCCGCGTATTGCCGCGCTGTGCGAGACGAGCCCTTGCGACGTCATGTTGCGACTGCTCGCGGTGCCTTTCGGCGGCGAGCATGTGCTTCCGGACTTCAGGGTGAGCCCAGCAGGCAGCATCGTAGGTATCAGCCAAATTCCGTTCCGGATTGGCCTTGAACATGTCGAGGATAAGCGGCAGCACGGTGTTGAAGTAGGGACGCAACGGCTGGCCGTCTTTCCCCTTCTCGTCCGCGAAACCATCGACCCCCTGCTTGGCATGTTGTACCTGCATCTGCTCGCGAGCTTGTTGCTCGCGTTGTTCTCTCTGCTGTAACTGCCCCTCTAGGGCAACGAGTTTGCTTTGCGTCTTGCCGAGGTGATCGGCGATGAACTTGACTGCCGGGTCCTTGAGGTCCTCCTCGGAGAGACCCGTCGAATTCGGCGGCGGATTGGTGAAGGCAGAGAAAATGCGCGCTGGGTCCAGACCCATGCGTTGCGTCAGGTCCACCAGCAGCTTGAATTTATCCTCTTGATTTTCCGAACTCCCCATGCGGTGCCAGTTGGCCCATTCATGGATCGCTTGGACAGGATTAACTCCGGCTGCCTGCAGCGACTTCGCGATTTGCGGGTCGCGGAAGACTGGCGCAAGCGCGTTCGTGAACTGGACTGCTCCCGCACTCGCTTGAGATTTGCGCGTGAACTCGGCTTCCATATCGCCGTGACGCTTGAGGAGAAACGCTTGCCCCTCTTGCGGCAGCTTGGCGAAGGTCGCCTTGTCTTCCGCGCTCCAATGCTCCGGTACCTGATTGCTTTTCACCGCCGGGGGTGCGGTAGCTGGATCAGCAGTCGGTCGCTCTGGGGTAGCCTGAATTGGTTTCTTCGGGGCTGGATCGAGAGGCTCGATTGCTTCGCCCGGCTGGGGCCCCTCTGATTTGGACACCCAACGCCCACTTTTATCGCGCGGTCTTTCGTCCGTGGCAAGGGTTTCTTCGACAGCCCCTTCCGTTTCGGGGCCCGGGCCCTCGGCGGGGATGTCGGCCTCGGCATTGGTTTCGAGGTCGTCGTAAGCCTGTTCAGCTATATCCCTAAGTGAGGGAGGTGCTGCGTTGTTTTCGCCTGCCATCTCGTGCTTTCCTGAATGACGCGGGGGTATCACGCGGGTCGTAGCTGCCGGAATTGTGAAGATCGCGGTCGCGCTGGCGGTGCGACGAGATCGTGGTGTCGTCGATGGGGCTTGGATAGGCCGCGAACGACTGCACGGCAGGCGCTGGCAGGTCCGAGGCGGGGCCCCGGTATTCCGCAGGCTTGTCCCGCTTGTCGATCAGGCGGCCCTTATAGAGGACATAGACCGGCATCTCAGCCCCCTTCGATGATCGACGCCGCCGCCCACATCCGGGTCTGGTCCAGCGCCTCGAAGGCCAGCGCCATGTGGCGGTTGCCCGGCAGCGAGCCCTCGGTGGTGCCGTCGAGTTCGTGAAGCGCGAGGCGGAACGCGTGTTCCGCCTCCTTGAGCTTCTTCAGGCGTTGAGTGACAACCGGCGGCAGGGCGTGGCCGGTCCACGGGTCTACCGGGACGCCAAGTCCCGGTAGATGCATCTGGTCGTTGGGTCTGGCGGAGCCGCTCATGTGTAGGTAAAGTTGTCGCTGAAGCCGCTGGTCGAACTAGCGCCTTTCGGCGTCGTTACGACCACATCGACCACCCCGACAGCGTGCGCCGGGCTAGTCACCGTGATGGTGTTGGCGTTCACCACGACCCTTGCGGTCCCCGCCGTGCCGCCAAACGTCACGTTGGTGGCTCCGGTGAAGCCGTTGCCGGAGATCGTGACGGCGGTGCCGCCCGCAGCTAAACCCGTGGCCGGGCTCACGCTTGCCACCGACGGCGGCGACGTGCTGTCCGGGTAAGGTTGTCGCGGCTGGATGGCCCCGTTGCGGTAGGTACTGCCGCTATAGGTCCCGTAGTCTTTCCCGATGTCGGCCAGCGGGGTGAGCTTCGGCACCATGTTCTTGCCCTTGCCCTCCTGATGCTGCGGGTCGTAGTCCGTTGCGGTGAAGGCGGAGTGGCTGTTGGCGATGGCCTGCGTGGCTTCGGCAATGTCCACATCCTGACCGAAATCGCCGCCGTGCCAGTCGGCGGCGACATTCGGTGCGCTGTCGTAGCGCGGCTTGCCCTCATGGGCGGCGTTGGCTTTCGCCAGCATCGCCGCCGTGAGGGGGAGAGGCAGTTTCTGCGTCATCGCGTCGGGTCCTCCGCATACTGGTCGGGCATGTCACGGGCCTCGTCGTAGCGGGCGTCTTTCGCAACCGGAGCATCGGCCTCGTCGCCGTGCCAGATGCCCTGCGAAAGGGTAGTTTCTTCACGCGACGGCGGCGGGTTGCCGGTGGGATACGGCGTCCGGGGGCCGATGCCGAGGTCTTCGATGGTCTCGACAGGGCCCGTGGTGACGGCGGAGGGCGTGACGGGGCCGACGCCCGCATTCGGACCACCGGCAGCCGCTTCCTTTTCCTGCTCGGTCAGGAGTTCGGCGGGCGGCACGGTGATGCCTTCAGCAACCGGGCGCGGGCTGGGATCGCCCGTGTAGGCAGGGGTGATGTTCGCCGGATGATCCGGGTCCTGATCGCGCTCGTTCGGGTCTTCGTTCGGGTCCTTGGGGATGCCCGCGAGTTCGGGCTTGTCCTTGGGGTCTTTTTCCGGCGTGCCGGGGGTATTGCCGGGGCCAGATTTTCCGGATGGTCCCGGCAGGTTATTGCTTTGGTTCTGAGCCATATCGCTCTCCTTGGGTTACATCATTCCGGGGGGCGGGGGTCCAACGCCTGCTGCGGGCAGAGGTTGCTGCGTCGGTGGCTGTTTGGGCGGGCCCTTGCCGTTCTGGCCCCGGGTCGGGCCCGGAGAAGCCCCGGGCGGGCCCTGCGGGGCCCCGGGTGGCGGCATCGGCGGGCGCATCATCGCGCCGGTCGGATCGACCTGCATGTAGGCATGGAGCATCTCCTGATAGCCGTCGATCAGATCGACCACGCCACGTGAGTGACGGACCGGATGTAGCAGCATCTTGATCATTTCGAGGGTGAGGTTGATGACCATCGGCGGCGGCAGCAGCCCCGCCATCAGCAGGCCCTGCGAGGACTGCATCACGCCGCCGATCACCTGCATGATTTGCGCGTTGGCTTCCTTCTCGGTGGCTTCGTCGGCTTGGACCGTGCTGTCGGTCTCGATGTCGATGGAGCAGAACCGTGTGAAATCGTTGCGCAGGATGTCCATGATCTCGGGCGTGACGTTCTCGCCGGTCATCAGGGTGAGGGTGTCGGCATCGAAGTTGCGGGCGATGATGTCGGCTTTCAGCCGCATCAAATCGCGGGTGAAGTTGGCGACGTTGGTCTGCACGCCGCGCATGCGGCCGCTTCCGACGGTGCCCTTCATGCGCTGCGCGGTGGCGGTCTCGTACGGGTTGGTCGCGCCGCGAATGATGTCGGCAATCCCGATGATCTCATAGATCGCGTTCTTCTGCTGATCTCTGGACATGTAGAGTTCTTTGAGCGCGTTCACCCATTCGAGAATAGGCACGAGCCATATGTGATTTTGCAGACCCCCTGACATAAGGTCCACACCATCGACGGGCAGGAGTTTGCCGTCGTCTGCCGTAAGTAGATTGGCGATGTCCTTGTTGGCCGCGTTGTAACCGCCGCGAACCTTGATCTTGGCAGTGAGATCAGAAATTCGTCGAGAAGTGTCGTCGAGGTCGGCGGCGAGGTGCGCGTAGAGGTCATAGAACGCCTTCGGGATCATGCTGTCTGTCGTCACAACGGCGCAAATCGGCTTGGGTATCGGATAAAATCCTTGCAACCCAAGAACGTCGGGATCGACACGCAGCGCGCAGCCACCGCCTTCTCGAATGATCCAGAGAACTTCGCGCGTCGAGCGGTTCCAGATTTCCCAGACCATGGCTTTGCGAACGACACTGTCCAACTTGCCAGCGGTCTTCGGCGAAGGCCCGCCTGCAACGGGCGATTTGGCGGCGCTTTCCTCGGTCCATTTCAGTAGCTCCGAAATTTTCCCGGCGTCGGTGTACTGCTTGAGTTTTTCGCTATCTCCGAATTCGGAGAGAAGCGCCTTTTCAGAAAAGAGGTGCCGGAACGCAATCCATTCGACGTCGCCGTGCTGGCGCACGGCATCAAGAAGGATGTCCTCCCAGAAGACATACTCGTCGTCTACGGTCTCCCAGATTTTCGTGTCCTTCATCTGGGGCTCGCCGGTCATCGGGTTTTGCAGCGGGCCGCCCATCACTGGGTCCTCGACGGGCACTTGCTTCAAAACAGGTTTCCAGCGGACACGACAAATCCCGCGTCCCGGCAACAGCATGTCTCTGACGGCAGCTTCGACGGCCGCGTGGCTCGCTTCGTCTCCAGCGACGATTTCGAGGGCCTTTTCCATGACGGCAGCCGCCGTCTCGATGTCCTGCTGGCTGGGCATGCCGGGCGGCATCGGCGCGGGCTGAGGAACGGTCTGGGGCCCGACGGGTTGGCCCGGCGGCGGAGGCATGCCCCCCAACATATCGCCGCCACCGCCCGGCATCGGTGGTCCGCCGCCCATCATGCCGGGCGGACCCATGCCGCCAGAAGGCTGAGGCGGCATGGGCGGCCCTGCCATCCCGGGAGGCGGGGTAGCCGCACCGGGTGGAGGCTGCATCATTTGCGGGGGCATAGGCCCCGCAGGTGGAGCCATTGGCGCTCCGGGCCCTCCGGGACCCACGGGCGGCATAGGTTCACCTACAGGGCCCATCCCCGGAGGAGGCGGTGGCCCCATCCCCGGAGGCGGCATCATCGGAGGTGGCGGCAGCGGCGGCATCGCCGATTTCTTCACGAAACGCGATCTTACTACCGGATCCGGCGGTTTCGAATACGCCGCCGGGAGCATCACTTCGGTATTGGCGTACAAGATATTGAAAACGCTGGACTGACCCGTCCGGGTGAGGGATTGGGTCTTGCCGACTTTCGGGCGGGTGATGGGGAGGTCGCCCCGGTAAATCTGGACGATTTCGCGGCCGCGTGTTCGCCAGTCTTTTTCGGCACGCTCGGCATCAGCTAGGGCCCGTTCCCAGAAAGAGGTGTCCACGTCGGCAGGATTGGAGGCCGCGATGTCGGGGGCGTCAGGCTTGTCGCCCTCGGGAGACATGGGGGCTACGCGGGGGAGATCGTCGCCCTTGGAGTAGGAGGTCTCCGCCATCAGTCCTTATCCTTGGCTTTCGGCTTCTTTTTCGGGGATTTCGGTATGACGTACTGGCCCTTGCCATGAAACGGGGCTGGGTCTCTTTCGGGCGGCAGCTGTGCTTGCGGAACCGGCGGCATTTGTGGCGGCGGGACAATGTTGGGAGCCCCGGGGCCCGGTTGGGCTTGCGGGAAGTTCATGCCCCTCGGGTCCATCGACCGCTGCGGCATCACGGCGAAGTCTCCCGGCTTGTTTCCAGCATCCGGCGGCAGGTCCCACGCCTGCGGGCGCATGGGGGCGGGGAACTGATCGCGGCCCTGCTGCTGCCAGACGGCTTCCTGCGGCACCGCCTGTCCGCCGGGTTGTTGGGCGAGAAGTTGCGCGAATGCATCCCGCAGCCACGCGCCGTTGTCGGAGCCTTGCGGTAGCTGGTCCTCGTAGCCTGCCGACATGTGGTGTTTCCCCCGTCTTTCGAGCCCTACACCTAGTCGCGAAGTTCGTCCAGCTTAAACGCGTTGCGGATCATGAGAGGGTTGAGGTCTTCGTCGGCCTCGATGCGCGCGCCGAAGGGCCTGCTCATGCAGGCGTAGCGGATGTCGTCAACGGCATGGTCCTCGCCCTCGGTGTCGAGGTCTTCGGGGCGGTTGTCGTCGTGCTGCTGCATCGGGAGGGTACGGATCGCGTCGCGACAGTGATCGACGAAGAAGATGAGCGGGTCGCCGTCTTCGTCTCCCTTGAGACGCCATCGGACTTGATCCCAACCACCCATCCGCTTCGGCGTAGAGACACGCGAGTTATCGGCACGCCGGAAATACACGCCATGACGTGCAAACGTTTCACCAACTGACGGACCTGACACGACCGCGAACGCAGCAGGGTCCAGTATTCCGTAGGCGATGGGCTCTCTGAAGCCCCGTCCATCTGTTTCACGACGCACGACCTCCTTGGCTACGGCGTCAGCGGGGAGCTTCAGCCCTTTGTTGGGGCCCGAGGCCCCATACCACTCGCGATATCTGATGATCGCGTTTTTTGGGATGCGTCTGTTATCGTGGATGAAATCGTCCTGCGCCACCACCCACCAGCCGAGGGAGAAAGGCGAGGCGGAGCCCCAATCCATCGATCTGAAGCGGGTCCAGTGAAGAGGAATTCGCGGCGGCGTGATGACGTGCCTGTCGGGATTGAACTCCGGAAAGAACGCGCCCTCGATGATGCTCCAGTCGCCGTCGAGCCAAGCCCTGACGAGCGCGGGGCTGCCCGAGGCTTTGAGGCGGTTGATGTAGGAGGGGTCGTTATTCAGCAGCGCCGGGTTGTCGGTAATCTTGGCGGGAATAAATATCCTGATCAGCCCCGTCTCGGCGTCTTTCACGGGGCGGTACGGGCCGTTGTCGATCACCCAGCTTTTCACCCAGTGATGTCCCGGGCCCCCGGGATTGCAGGTTGCCCGGAACTGGCAGCGCACTCCGGCAGAGCCCCGGAGCGTCGCGAACAACCTGAAGATACCAGCAGAACTCGGGTACTGCGTCAGTTCCTCCACATACACCCGGGTGAGAGACCAGCCCTGATAGTTCATGGCATCGGCATCGTTCTCCAGATACGCCATGTGAAAGACGGCACCATTCCGGAAGCGAAACTGCTTTTCCTTGTCTTTCCATTCGGCGGCATCCCCGTACATCTGACGGGCAACGTCGATGGTGTCTTTAAGGTCCTCGCGTGACCTGCGGAGCATCAGGCCCTTGGCGTTGGGGCCCCAGTCCTCGGCGTGGCACCAGAATTCACCGAGGCTCGCAAAGGACTTGCCGCCTCCCCGGGCCCCGCCGTAAACGACAATGTCGGCAGGGCACGTCAGAAAATGATGCTGGGGCCCGGGTTGAGGCTTGAAGCCCGTGACGATCTTCACCCGAATAAATCCTTCGCGCTAGGTATCCGAGGGCTCAATACCCGTTTTTTAACCGGTACCTTACCGCGCTGGAAGGGGGCCCCTTTTTTGGGGGCCCGGGGTCCTAATAGCGTGGTGCGTGCGCCAGCCACAGGGGTCCCAGTTACCGGCCCAGTTGGGGCCCCGTTTTCGGGTCGCCCGGGTACGCCTCCATCGCATGCGATCCAATCGGATGTGATCAAACCTAAGTCATTGATTTCATTAGATAATCCTGAGCCTTGAGGCTCTGGCCCTTCAAGGCTCGAAGGCTCGGGCCCTGCTAAGGCATTGAAACCATTGGGGTTTGGGGGCTCGTTGAGCCCTAATGGCGGGGCGGGCGCGTCGGAGACGCGTGCTATTTGGGGCTCTGAGCCCTCAGGATGACGCAGGAAAGAGCCCTCTAGGGGCGAGCCCCCAAGGCCCGCTACCCAAGCCCCAAGGGCCTGCTCTGCCGGGGCATCAGGATCGCGCGAAGGCCTTCGCAAAACCTCAAGCGTCGCCTTGTCCGTGACATGGCCATACAGGCGAGCGAGCGAGAATGCGGCGTTATGGGCCGCGCTGAATTCGTCAGCGTTCACGGCCCCGCTAAAGACCCTTTGCAACATGGCCGTTACCTCAGGGAGCGTCACAACGCCTGTAGTCCGGCGGGCCTCAAGGATGGCTGCGGCACGCTCTTGGATGCGCGGCAGGGCGAACAAGAGGCTTGGGGCGTCTTTACGGTGCAGATTGAAACCAGCCCTTGTGAAGGCAACACCTAGGGCGATGCCGTCGCATGCCATGCGAACGAATAGCTCTTCCCGTGCGTCCGTCAAATCACGCCCTAGCAGGGCCGGGCCGGTCTCAGTCTTTTGACGCAAGCCCCTTGAAATAATCGCAGCCATCTTTGCACTGCCCCTCTCGGAAACCTAGGGTTTGACTAATAGTGCCGAAACGGCCCTATTGTCAAAACGGTTTAGTCTCGATTTGCAACAAGATACCAAAACGGGACTAGTCCGTTTCGGCCTCGGATTATCCGAAAAACACCCGGTTCCATACGTATGATGCATACGACGGAACTTTTAGAAGGCCCTTTGCCGGGCTTTAGAAGAGCCCTGAGGGGCCTTACGATTGGGGGCTCCATATGCACCCCCTCTCAAATCAAACGCATGGGCGGTGAATTCACGTTCCGTTCTAAAATGCCGTTTTTAGGAATGTAACCCTAGATTTGGATCATAATCCTATATCAGAACGGCCCTAAATAAATCGGGGCATGCGGGCCCTGAGGGGTTGACAGCGAGCCCCGGCCAATGAGAAGTCAGGGCTCTTGACCCTACCAACCCGAAAGGCCCTACCAATGCTTTCCCTGAATACTCAAATCCCCTCGCATGCCCGTGGCACCATTCGCGCCCTTGTTAAGGCCCATACCTCTTGGCCCGCCTATCTCGTGGAAAAGGGCATCATCTCGGCAAAAGCCCTGAATTCAAACCTCTTGGAATTCGCCCTCAGGCATCCGGCCCTAACGGCCCAAATCGAAACCATCCTAGGCCAAAGCCCGCAGGGCTCGCAGGTGGATGCCCCCGAAACCCTCATGGATGATGAAACGATGGAAGATGCAGAACCGGCGGCAGCCTCGCAAAGCGTATCGGCCCCGCATGGCTATGAGCTTGACGGCGTTTTGGCCCCGGTGGAACAACTCATGAGCCCTCTTATGCGGCAGGAACTCGGCAAGGCCCTTGGGCCCGTGATCGCGGCAGCCAATAAGGGGCCCGTGGAAATTGAACGCATTGTGGAAATTGAACGCATTGTGGAAGTGGCCCCGGGCGAAATGCCCAAGGCCCGCACGCTCCCCAAGGCCCGCAGGGACAAGCGGGTTACGGTTCGCACGCTCTTTCCGACACGCAAGCATGACGCTTATCTTGACGCGTCCGTGACGCTTTGGACCGGTGCGGCAGCCCCGGCCGTTGACCCTCATTACGTCGTGGACCGTAATCAGATGGCGACCATGCTAACCTCTTGGGAAAGAGGCGAAAACGTGTGGTTAGTCGGGCCGTCCGCGTCGGGTAAATCATCCATGCCGCGCTATGCTGCGGCAGTCACGGGACGGCCCTTTGTCTCAATCGAGATGATGAAGCAAACCGATACGGAAGCCCTTATTGGCGGAACGGGCTTGGTCAACGGTCAGACCATATGGGTGGATGGTTCGTTCACCCAAGCCCTGCGGCAACCCGGGACCGTGATCTTGATCGATGAATTGACGCTGGCCCCTCCTAGCGTGCAGGCGATTATTCAGCATGCGGCCAGCGAGCATAGGTCCTTGACGCTCCCAACCGGTGAAGTGGTTCACGCTGCGGACGGCGTGGTTTTCGTGGTCGCCGATAACACGGCCGGAAGCGGGGACGAAGGCGGGCTTTATGCCGGAACCAACGTTAGCAATGTGGCCTTGGTTACGCGTTTCGCTCGCATGATCCATATGGATTATTTGAGCCCGCAGCGTGAGGCGGAAGCCCTCGCGAACCACACGGGCTGCCCATTACCTGCAGCGCGGCATTTGGCCGATTGGGTGCAACAAGCAAGGCGCATTCCGACGCTCGCTGGCGTGGTTATCAGCATGCGCCAAATGATCGCCTTGGTTCGCATGATCCAAGATGGCTTTAGTTCGCAGGACGCCTTCAAGGCCACGCTCTCAAGCCGGATGCCGTCCGTGGAACGCGCGACAATCGACGGGCTGGCCGATCTGGCGTGGAACGTGTCTTTTGAAGCCATGGTTCACGGCAAGGACGCAGCCCCGATTGTGACGCCGTCGAATTCGGCGGCAGCCCAAGCATTCGGCGACGCAACGAACCCTTACTAGGGGTTTGACAAACAAACCCGAATAGGCGTAAAAAGGGGGCCCAAAAGGCCCCTTTTCTGCTTTCAACATAGGAAAACCCTAGCAATGTCATATACTTATCCGGAAGCTCTGACCGCGCTGGAAAGCGTCGCAAACGATTTTATCAAGGTGCTTCGCCCCCGTGAAATCGCCCGCGTGCTTTTGGTTTGCGATAGCGCCGCGCAAACGGCGTCCGTGACTTGGGACGCCTATAACATCAAGGTGAACATGCCCGTACGCCCTGCGGCGTCCCGCATGACGCAAGCCGAATTCGAAAACTGGGTTTCCTATTTGCTTCACGAGTTAGGCCATCCCGCGCATACCGATATGGTGGCGTGGCAGGCGGCATGCCGCGACGGCGTGGCCCGCATGGTCAACGCGCTGGAAGATGTCCGAATGGAAAAAGCCCTTATCGTTTCAGGCATTGTGCCGAACGCTAAAAGCGTCCTTTCCCGCCTCTTGTCCCGCAAGATTGTGGAAGCCCGTTCCAATGGCTGGAAACCGAACGCTCGCCGCGAATTCGGGTGGACCATTTGCGTTCTAGGGCGTGCGGCCAATGGTTATGCTTTCGACGGTTCCGATTTGGCTTGGATCGACGCGCAAATCAAAGCAGGCGGGACGGTTCACGCCGTTTTGGCTTGGGCCTTGCCGGATTTGGCCGCGTGCAAATCGACGGCCGATTGTACAGCCCTTGCAAAGCGTATCATGGCAGCCCTTGCGGCCCCTCAGGTTGACGGCCCCGGTGGTTTCCCCGGCGAGCAGGGCGAGCAGGGCGAGCAGGGCGAGCAGGGCGAGAGCGAGCAGGGCGAGAGCGAGAGCGGGGCGCAGCCCCGCGAGGGCGAGGGCGAGGAAGGCCCGCAGGAAGGGCAGGGAGAGGGCGAGGGCGAGGAAGGCGAGGAAGGCGAGGGCGAGCAGGACGAACGCACGGACGGCCCTCCTAGCGAGACTGAAAGCCCCTCCGGTGAAACCGGAGGTTCTGAGGGCGAGGAAGGGGGCAAAGGCGGCAAGGGGCAGGGAGATGGAACCTTTGACGCTGATGAAAAGCCCGTGAAAAACGACAAGGACCTGACCGAACGGGAACTAGCCCCCGACGATAGCGCCGACGAAAACCTCACGGGCGCGGAAGCGGTCAACGAACGCGTGGTCATCAACATCCTGCGTAGCGGGATTATCGGCATGAAGCCCAAGGATCAAGGCCATTCGCGCAACGGCCCCAATGCCGAACGCCTCAAGAGCGCGGCAGCCCGTGCTTCCAAACAGCGCGCCCTTTTGGCGCGGGCTTTGAGGGCTAACGATACCGACGAACGGGAAGGCGGAAAACGCACGGGACGCTTGAACCGTAGCGCGCTGGCCCGCGTCGCCGCAGGTTCGTCAACAATCTTTGAACGCCGTGACGTTTGCGAGGGTTTTGATACTGACGTTCACGTCCTGCTAGATGCATCCGGCAGTATGGGCGACGCGGGCAAGATGTCCGCAGCCCTTGAGGTGGGCTTGATCGTGACGCAAGCGGCAGCCAGCGTCGGGGCGTCCTGCACAACGGAGGTTTTCAATTCCATAGGTTACATCCGGGCCGGGGCCCTTGCAGGCAAGCGCACGCCTAATCCGGCGGATTTTGGGGTCCTTGTGAACCAAGCGGACGGCGGCACGCCCTTGAGCCCCCATATGGCGCGGGCTGCCGTGGCCCAAGCGGCACGGGCCCCCGGCAAGCGTCGGGTTCTGTTTTTGGTGACGGACGGGGGCTGCGACTACGGCCAAGAAACCGTCAAGCGAATGGCGCGGCATCTTGAGAAAACCTGCGGAACCGTGATCGCTCACGTTTCGATTTTCACGGCCCTGCGGGGCTCGTTCAAGGCAGAGGTTCGCGTGGCCCCGGGACAAGCCATTGCCGACGTCGGGCTTGACCATTTCGTCCGGGTCCTGCAGGCCCTTTGAACCGGGACCACAGCCCCGAAAGCCTCGCAAAGCGTATCAAGCCCCGGCCCCGCAAGGTGCCGGGGCTTTTGCTTGCCCTCCAGAAGCCCTTGGGAAGGCCCGTAGGGAGTTTATTTTGGGCCCCCGCTAGGGAGATGGCCCCCGGGGCCCTAAACGCACCCCCGGGCTTCCTAGGGCCTTGGAAGCCCTATCAATTGTAATGGTACCATTACGTTTTGGGGCTCGCGACGCGGGCGTGCGCGTGACGGGCGCGGGCCCGCAGGCGCGCAGGCGCGCGGGCGCGCGGGCGCAGGCGCGCGGGCGCAGGCGCGCGGGCGCGCGGGCCCGCAGGCGCGCAGGCGCGCAGGCGCGCAGGCGCGCGGGCGCGCGGGCGCGCGGGCGCGCGGGCGCGCACGGGGGAAAATCCCTTTAAGGATCGACCGGGTTTTCTATTAAGGATCGACCGGGTTTTCCATTACGAGGCCGCCCAGTTCTTCGAGCGGCGCAGTCGCCAGATAATACTCTTTGCGCAGGTGATCCGGCACCGGCCCGTCGAGCCCGTGCTTCTCGAAGAACGCCATCGAACGCTCACGCCGTCTCTTGGACAGCATCTTGCTGGTCACGGCCCTGACAAGCTGGCGCGAAACACCAAAGTGCCTTCCGACCTCGGTGGCACTGAACAGTTTGCTTTCGTACATCTCGGCGACCATTCCGGCAGTCCTATGATCCATTGTAAACCTCCCCCTCGCGTCCACTCCAGCAGCAGCCCAAATCGGGAATGATGTACATGGTGTACACGAAAACCATTCCCGCCATAAGAATGATGTGGTCCTATAATGAGACTAGATTTTTCTTACGCGCGTAATGGTTTTCATGTACACCATGTACATCATTCGCCATCAGAATACCTTTTTGGGTTTGGTTTTCAACGCAACACCCTCGATGTACTTTCCATGCCTATCCCGATCCACCACATACCCGCCCTCTCGGAGTTTGGTCCCCAACTCCTGCGACGTGTGAGGGCCCGTCGCATGGCTCTTGTTGTCTTCCCGAAAAGCCTCCCACGTCTTGAAAGCCTCACCAACGTAGACCCTGTCCTTCACCGCCACGCGGCCCCCAACGTCCATAATAAACTCCTTCCGCCACCGCCCAAAAACGTCGGCATTGTCGAGATACTCCTCGGTTGCGTCATGGATCGCCCGGCATGCCGGAAGGCCCCCCGCCGCCCAGCCGACCCAGCCGTCCACCATCCACCGCAATATCTCAGCCTTCTCCCCTCGCAGCTTGTCCACTAGCCCCACATCGACCGCTTTGGGCCGAAACAGCGCGGGTACCAGCCGCATGCGACGTCGAACGCCATCATCGACCGTATCCAGACGAGGCTTCTCGTTGCCCGCCATGACGATCTTGAACTGCGGCACAAACGTCGTCGGGTCCTGCCGCATGCGGTTTGCCGTAATGGCCCCACCGCCCGACGCCTGCTTGACCAGCCCCATGTCCCAAGTCGCACCAACAGCCACGTCAGGAACCGTAACCAGACGAGCCCCCTCAAGCACCGCCAGAGGAGCCAGATGCTTGCCGCCCTTGCTGTCCATGAATACCCGGTGATCCGCCCGCTCATGATAGTCCCCCATCACCTCGCCGATCATGTCCAAAAACACGCTCTTGCCGTTGCCGCCGGGCCCATAGACAAAGACAACCACATGCTCGCTTGTATGGCCCGACAGGCAATAACCGCAGAACACCTGCCACCAGCGGCGAAGCTCCGGGTCCTTCTGCGTGAAGTCGTCCAAAAACTTCTCCCAGTATTTTCCCTTTGCGCCTGCCGGTGCGATCTTCGTGGAAGTGCTCCTCGTCACGAAGTCCTTCGGGGCCCCGGGCCTTCCCGTCACGCCCAGCCCCATCGCGTCCATCTCCAGAACAAAACCCGGCAGCCCCAGAAGATCACGGTTGGCGTCGAACGCGTCTCGTTCGAGACAGAGCGACGGCCGCAGCCGTACCAGCGAAGCCACAGCATGATGCCAGCCCGCCTTGAGCAGTTGCGCCGTCATCTTCGGGTCCGTCCCCAGCAGATGCCGACTGATGCTCTCCCGCACCGCCTCGTGAAGCGCCGCCTCGTTCGTCGAGATCACCCAGCGCAGCATCACGGGATCGAACATGGCCCATGACCCCGCAGCCCCGTTGATCCACCCCAGACGTCCCCTCTCCGCCCGGGACACGTCGGCAGACATCGACCAGTGCGTGGGATGGGTGGGAAGAGCCCCAGCCACCGGCGCTGCCGGTGGAGGCGGCGGCGGCGGCGGATCATCGTCGAACACCAGAGATGCAAAACCCTGCGGGTTCGAGCCCTCGGCCCGGGCCCTGAGACGCCCACCCTTCGACCGCAGCCCGCCGGTCCCAAGGCTATCCCATACCCGCCGCGTCTCCTCGGCGTCGTAGCTCGCATGTCCCGCCGACCACTCGTCGAACACCACCAGCCCGTCGGCATCGTTCTCGCAAAGCGCCTTGAGCCCGTGGGCCACTTCGATCCACTCGCCCCTGTCGTCGAGATCGTTGGGTATAAGAGCCATCAGGGCCCGCAGCTTTTTGATATCCATGTCCCCGCCGCCGACGCTCCCTGCCGTGCTTGACCGCGCCACCTGCACCGGATCGACGGTCGCAGGGTCCATCGCGAGCCCCTGTATCGCCTCGGCCAGCCGCACCTTAAAACCGCCCCGGCCTTTCTTGGTGTTCACGCCCATCGGAAGCCGGAACAGATGCACCGCGTCGCGACCCTCCAGCTTGGTGCCCACGAGAAACTCCACCGAAGCGAAGAACCGCGCCCAGTCCGCCACCGGGACCGCAGGGTCCAGCCGGTAGACCCATTGGTAGTTGCCTGCCGACGTTTCGACGACAGCCGTCGGGGCTCCGATGGCCCCCAGCACGGCGGGCCCTTTGACCTTCGTGCCGACGTCGTCGATCACTAGGGCTCGAACTTCCAAGGCTTTATCGGTGGTGCGCGAGAGGTGTCCTCGATCAAAAGCCGCCACGCTCCAGTAGCAATCGCGCGTGCCGTCCAGAGCAGTATAATCGCGCGTAGCTGCAGGCGGATGAAGGTTGGCGAAAATAGCGTGTTCCGCATGGTCAGGAAAAACCGCTTGGAGGAACCGCGAGGCCTCTGTATGGTTAGCCATGTGACTATCCTTCTTTGTCGGTTGGGTGGTTGAGTTCCGGTCTTTTGGTAGGGTCCGGAGCTTGTTCTCAAACGGCCTTCGCAGCCCCCGCGAAGGCCGTTTTCTTTTGAGGGCGAACCCTCATAATCTGCCTCTCAGGGTCCTTTTGCAATCGCCATATATGACGCCGCAATACCGTAGCGACGCATGATCTTGTGTTCGCCCGCCAGCGGCAACCCGCCCGCCCAAGGCGGCGCTTCCAGCATCAAGGCGTTCATTAGGGACGAGACTGCCGCCAGCGACGAGCCTGTTGGTAGCGGGTAGACCAGTTCGTCGTGGACCGTCATGCACGGCACCAGCGCGTGCCGCCGGTAGCCGCGAAGCATCGCCTCCGACATGATGTCCCGCGCCGCCGCTTGAGTGGCGTTCTCGGCCAGCTTGCCGCCCCATGTACGTTGCTCGACCCACCGGCCGCCGACCTCGGCACCCCAGTACACGATGCTGCCGCTGACCGCGTCGAGACGAGGCTTGTGATAGTAGAGAACTCGCCCCGACGGCAATCGCATTTGAAGCGTCTTGGGCGTGCAGACGAACGCGACGCCAGAGCCCCCGACGGCATAGACCGTCCCCCGCCGGAAGATGGCTTGCCGCGCCGCATGATCTATCTCGGACCAGAAGCTGACGATGTGGTGGTTGGCCTGCCGCCAGACATTCTTGAACTTCTCGGCTTCCCCCGACGTGAGCCGCACGCCGTAGCTCTTCAGGGCGGTTTCCCGCAGCTTGGTCGCGCCCATGCCGAAGCCCAGCGCCAGCACCAATACCTTCCCCAGTTGCCGGTCCTTCGAGCCGAACTGCGCCGCCGCCCAGACGTAGACGTCGTCGCCTGCCGCGAACACCGCGAGAATGTCCTGCTGCCCCGCGAGCCACGCGAGGACACGGGCCTCGATCTGCGAGAAGTCGAACGACCAAAGAAGTTTCTGATCGTCGGTCGCCTTCAGGCAGGACCGCAGCGACCACGAGACGCAATCCAGTATCGGTGCCGACGTGATCGCGTTTAACGCGCCGACGGCGCGCGGCGACGTGGCGGCCCGGGCCATGTCGCAAAACAAATCCGGATCGAAGCCCTTGGGGATGCGCGGCAGGTTCTGGACTTGCACGCCCCGCCCCGACCAGCGGCCGGTTCGACCGGCCCCGCAAAACTGGAACTGGCCCCGGAGCCCTCCGCCGTGGCCCGTCATCGCCGTCATGCGTTCCAGCTTGCGCGTCGAGGCCCGGGCCATCCGCAGCCTGATCTGAAGCACTTCGACCACGTTGTCCATCAGCCCCGGCGGTGCCGTCGCGAAGTTAAGCAGGGCTTCTTCGATGGTGGCCCGCGTCGTATCTACGAGGCTACAGCCCTTCGACGCCAGCCACGCCAACAGCCTTGCCGTCTGCGTCCCCGGAGAGGTAACTGCGCCAGCAGTCAGGACCGCGCAGCGTGCCGCATCCTCCTTCTCGGCGGCCTCGGCGGCCAGCTTCAAATCCAGCACCCGGTGCAAATCCGTCCCCAGTTCGCCGGACGTATTCATGAGAGCGTCGAGCCTCGAAAGCTCGTCTTCGTCAGGCTGCAATTCGGGGATCGCGTCCGACAGCGCCGCCTCGGCTTCGACGTCTTTTTCGCAGTAGATTGTCAGCGCGTCGTAGTCTCCTATGGTCCACGGCCCATCGCCCGGTTTCTGTGGCCGCGACATGCGGAGCATCAACCGGTGGCCCGCCATGTCCTTCTGCGAAGCCAACCCTAACGCTGCCGCCGCCTGTTCAAGCCTGCCGGGAAGCCCATAGGCCAAGGCCCTTTGCATGGTGCATTTGATGGGTATGGCGACGAACACCCCCAGCCGCTCCAGCACGGCCGTCTCGAACGCGGCGTTGAAGGCGTGGCCCTGCACGTCCACGTTCTGCAGGGCCTGCAGGAAAGAGGGCGGCAGGCGGTTGCCGACAATGGCGGACTTGCCCGGCTGGCTGTCCATCTTCCACGCCACGCACATCACGCGAAAGGACGGGTCCGCGACGTAGCGGTGGACGCCGACTTTCTTCAGGTCCAGATCGCAGTAGGTCTCGAAGTCGAAATGCAAATCATGTGTGGGGCGCGGCATGTGGGGGCTCCGGTAGGGTCAACGAATATACCCCACAAAAAAGGGGTTGACAATGCTTTTCTGCGTGATACAACTCCCATACACCGACAAAAGGAACACCGTGATGGCCGCCAAGAAAACTCAAGTCGAACGACCCAACATCCACCCCGCCGACGAACTCGCCGCCACCCGCGAAGAGATCAAGATCATGCAGGGCCGCGCCGACGAACTGCGCGACATGCTCTTGGCTGAAGGCGCAAGCCTCGAAGGCGACCAGCACACCGCCGTAATCATTCCCGGTAGCCGCGAGACGCTGGATCGTAAAGCCCTTGAAGAAACCTTCGGTGCCGATGTGATCGCGCCGTTCCTCAAGAAGACCCACTTTAAGACCGTCAAGCTACAGGAGAAATGAAATGCCGAAGCGTGAGCGTATCCTCTTCGCCCCGTCCGCCCCGGTGTGGAAGGTGCGGGACATCATCGAGAAACTCGGCGGCGTCGGGCCCCTGACGGACAAGCTGATGGCGCGCGGGTTCTTCCCGCCGGGCGTGGACACCATTCAGGGCTGGTCCACCCGGAACTCGATCCCCGGGGCTTGGGCCCCGGCGCTGTTCGCGCTGGCGCAGGCGGAGGGGCTTATCGAAACGCCGATGGACGCCCTCGTCCGCGATTTCAAGCTCGACCCGAAAAAAGGCCGTGCCCGCAGGATGATCGAAAATGGATAGCATCGACGTTATCGCCGTCCTCGCCGCCGCGATCACCGTGGCGCTCGTGGTGTCGCTGTACGCGCTGCTGATCGCCGAATGGCGGGCCCTATGATTTTCGCCGCCATCGACCCCGGGGCTGTCCATGCCGCCATCGCCGTGTTCCACGATCACACGCCCGTGTTCGTGGACGACATCCGCACCGTCAACGGTATGCTGGATGCCGTCGCGTTCGCGCACGCCCTGCAGGACATGAAGGTGGAGAGGATGGTCGTCGAGAACGTCCACGCCATGCCGCTTCAGGGCCTCTCCAGCACGTTCAAGTTCGGGATGGGCGTCGGCATCATCCACGGCGTCGCCGGGGCCCTGAGGCTCCCGCTGACGCTCGTGACGCCCTCCCAGTGGAAGGCCCACCACGGGCTTGGCCGGGACAAGGAACCCGGCCGGGCCCTCGCCATCCGGAAGTGGCCGGAACACAACCGGCACCTCGACCGCAAGAAAGACGCCGATAGAGCAGAGGCTTTGCTGATCGGTGACTGGTACTACGTCAAGTGCATCATCCCTCGCACCGCTGGCGGAGCCAGCGAACCGGAGGTATTCGCGTGAAGGCCCCCCGACACTGGAAGCCGCTGACCGAAATCGGTCCCGAGGATTTCGAGCCGATGAACCCCAAACTGATCACCGAGGTCATGGCTCACTATGGCTATGACGAAGCTACGGCCCGGGCCTTTTTGCAGGATTATAATGATCGCTGCCGGTTCTACGCCAACGACATCTACCAGATCGCCGTCGAGGAGTACCACCCCGGCTGCCTCCATTTGAACATCCGCCGCCGCGACGGCGGGATGGTCAAGGACTGGCGGCACTTCCAGCAGATCAAGAACGAGATCGCGGGTCCTGAGCGCGAGGCCGTGGAACTCTATCCGGCCGAAAGCCGCAAGGTGGACACCACCAACAAGTGGCACCTGTGGGTCCAGCCCGAAGGCGTGCAGGTCAACGTCGGCTGGTCGCAGCGCGACGTGAGCTATGACGAACACCGTGATGTCCCCGGAATGCGCCAGAGGCCCCTATGAGCAAGCCCCTCTTCCCCCACCAGCACACCGGAGCCATGCGGATCGCGGAGAAAATCCCGACCTATCTTGGGCTCGACATGGGTATCGGCAAGACCCGCACGTTTATCGAAGCCGTCTTGATCCGCCGCGCCAAGCGCGTCCTGATACTCTGTCCCGCCAGCGCCAAGCTGGTCTGGAAACGCGAAATAGGTCTCTGGGCCCCGGGCTACACCTTCGTCATCGTCAACTCGGCCGCCGACCTCAAGAAGCCCGCGCACTTCTTCATCGTGAGCCACGGCCTCATGTCCCAAGCCAACGGCGCGATCCCGGCGGCGCTGGCGCTGGGGGCCTCCTTTGACATGACCGCCATCGACGAGGCTCAGGCCTTCAACGCGCCTTCCAACAACCGGGTGAATGCCCTGCGGCGCGCGGCCCCGAGGCTGGGCGACATCACCCCCCTCAGCGGCACCCCCATGAAGAACCACGCGGGAGAACTCTACACGCTGCTGTCGATCTGCTGGCCGAAGGGCATCAACATGCCCCGGCACGAGTACGAGGAGAAGTTCTGCAAGGTGACGCACCGCTCGTTTGGCGGGGGCCCGATGGTCCGGATCATCGAGGGGTCCAAGAACCTCGACGTCCTCAAGAAACTGATCGCGCCGTTCATGATGCGTGTCCGCAAGGATGAGGTTTTCAAGGACTTGCCGCCGATCCTGTGGGACCAGATACCCGTGCCGTTGGACGCCGGGCACCTGTCCGTGATGGACCTCGAACGGCTGAACAGTGCCGTCACCCGGCAAAGCGCGACGGGCACGCCCGAAGAGGATTTGACCGATGCCCTGCGCCGGGTCGCTTCCGACGCTTCGCTGATGACGCTGCGCCGGATGCTGGGGCTCGCGAAGCTCAGGGGCGCAACCGACTACATCATCGACATGCTCGAAAATCTCCCCGAGGATCGCAAGGTGCTGGTGTTCGCGCACCACCTCGATGTGATTACCGCCCTGAAGAACCAGCTTGGGGAATACGCCCCTGCGGTCCTCACCGGCCAGTCTACCCCGCGAGAGCGCGAAGAAGCCGTCGATAAGTTCCTGAGCGATCCACGGTGCCGCGTGTTCGTCGGCAACATTCAGGCGGCCGGAACCGCGATCACTCTCGTGGGGCCCAAATGCAAATGCTCCGATGTCGTGTTTGTGGAGAGTAGCTGGACCCCGATGGACAACGCGCAAGCCGCGTGTCGCGTGCACCGGATCGGCCAGAAGGACGGAGTAGTGGCCCGCATGCTTTCCGCCAGCGGGACCATCGACGACCTCATCAACGGGCTTCTCGTCCGCAAGGCCCGGGACTTCACCCAACTGTTCGACGAAGGAAAAACAGCGTGAAAGACCCTAGCATCCGAAATCCAAAGCACGTCACCATCAAGGTGACGGACAGCGAACTTCGCTGCTATTTCGTCCACTTCGACCGCGCCACCCGCGACGTGGTCGAGGTGGCAGAGTACAAGGTCGTCTATCGCCCGTGGATGAGCGCCATGCCCCGCAGCGTCAAGAACGCCATCGACGCCGCCAAGACCAAGATCACCGAAACTATCCTCGCAACTGAAACCAAGGAGACGACCAGTGAAACTGAGCTTTGAAGGCCCGAACTTCCACAGCATTCTTGTCCAAATTCGAGGGCTACTTGCTGCGGCAGATCACCCCGTGCCGCACGCAGCCCCCTCCGACGAGGCTCAGGGCCCGGGCCCTGACCCGTTCGACAGTGGCGAAACATTTATCTCACCACCGGGGGATAACCCTGTGGGCAAGCCTGTGGAGAAACCCCGCACCGAAAAGCAGAAGGCGAACGACGAGCGCCTGCGGCAAGCGGCGTTAGCCAAGGCTGCTGCCGCCAAGAAAGCCGCTCCGCCGCCGCCTGTGGATGAACCCGAGGAAGAGGATCAAGACGAGGCTCCGCCCCCGCCGCCCAAGGCCGTCAAGGCCCCCAAGGCGGCCAAGGCAGCACCCTCACCCGAGGAAATCGTGAAGCTGCGTCAAAGCACGATCTCGGACCTCCAGACCGCTTACGCCAACGGCAAGCAGGCGGAAGTGTTCGAGCTACTCTCTCGCTTCGGCAACGGCGCGAAGAGCTTCCGCGAGTTGCCGCCTGACGCCTTCGTGCCGATCCGCGACGCCATCGACAAAGGGGCCCTGACGTGAAGCGTCTCTTCCTCCTGCTCGCACTGATCCCTGCCGCTTCGGCGGCAGGGGACCTTGCCCCGGAGCCCTCCGAACAGGCTAAGGTCGAGGCCCTGAAACTCGGCTACATGCTGAACGACAACTCGATGGCGCGGGACATCAGTCTTGGCTCTATCGACGTATCCGGCGTATCCAGCCGCAACCTGACCCCGCCGCCGCCCGGCGTGATCAGAACCATTCCGATCACGCCCGGCAAGACCGAAAAGCCGGTGACGATGCCGGAAGCGGCCGAGGCGAAGCCCGAGAAGAAAGTTCAGTCGGCGTCGGCGACGCCGGTCGCCGACATCTGCGCCCGTCATGGCAAGCGGCGCATTGTCCGGGGCTCGTCATGGCGGTGCAGCCGATGAGCGCGCACGCCGCCTGCTCGCCTTCTTCGGCCGCGATGTGGATGGCGTGCCCCGCCAGCGTCACCAAGACGAAGGGCATGACGCGCCCTTCGTCGAAGTTCGCGAAAGAAGGTACCGCCGCGCACACCGTCGCAGAGCTTACGCTCAACGGCGATATCTTCCTGCCCGACAAGATCACCGTCGAGGGCGACGAGTTCATCGTGTCGCCCGGCATGGCCCGGGCCATCAATCCCTACGTCACCCACGTCCAGAGCCTCAGGGCCCGGTGGGGCGTCGAGGTCGTTCTTGAGAAGCGCCTCGTCGTGCCGAGGACCGACGGCATGGTCTGGGGCACGCTCGACTGCGGCGTCTACGACCGGCTGGCGGATGAGATCCACGTCGTGGACCTCAAGTTTGGCAAGGGCGTCACGGTGGGTCCCGATGGCCCGCAACTGAAATTCTATGCGCTGGCGTTCGCGCACCACGTCGAGGGCCCGACAGCAGGCACCAAGGTCACGCTGACCATCTGCCAGCCCCGCATCGAGGGCCCGCCGCTGCGCTCGCACGACACGACGCTGGGAGCCCTGCGGAAGTGGCGCGACACCGAGGTGCGGCCCGTCGTGGCCCGGATCAAGGGCGGCGACCCGACCGAGAACGCGGGCGCGCATTGCCGCTGGTGCGTCCGCAAGACCGAGTGCGACGCCTTCAACGGCAAGCATCAAAAACATGCCGCCGCCGTGTTTGATGACGCTTGACAGAGGAGTTAGAAAAGACGTATTGTATCCCTGTTACCAGATTTGAAAAAGGAACCAAACTCATGACTGCCATCAATACCCCCTACGCCACGCTTTCGTTCGCGAACGTCTTCACCCCGAGACCTCGCGCAGAAGGCGGCGATCCCGTTTACTCCTGCTCGCTGATCTTCGATCCGGCACAGCAGAAGTCCCCCGCCTACAAGGCCATGCAGGACGCCTGCATCGCGGCGGCCCGCAAGGAGTGGGGCGACAACGTCCAACTCAAGACCATCAAGATGCCGTTCCGCGACGCGGGTGAGAAGGCCTATGACGGCTACCACGCCGGTCACACCTACATTTCGCCGTGGTCGAAGAACAAGCCGGGCATTGTTGACACCAACCGGCAGGACATCCTGTTGCCGGAACAGGTCTGGTCGGGCCAGCTTGTGCGCGCCAACGTGGTCCCGTTCGCGTGGACCCACACCGGCAGGAAGGGCGTTTCCTTCGGCCTCAACCACCTTCAGGTGATCCAGTCCGAGGGCCGCCAGCGGCTCGACGGTCGCCCCGCAGCCTCGTCCGCCTTCGATGACGGCACAGTCGAGGAAAAAGAGGATATGCCCTTCTGATGTCGAACATTCCCGAAAGGCCCCACCCGGGTGAACTGCTCTCCCTCGCGTTCGAGGTTATCAACGCGAGGGGAAGCGACTACGACAACGTCAGCGATATCGAGCAAAACTTCAGGGAGGCTGCCGCCGTGGCGTCTGTTGTTATCGGAAAGCCCTTGACCCCGCGCGACGTCGCGATGGTCTTGGCCGTCGTCAAACTGATACGGTCCAAAAGCAGCCCGGAGAAGATCGACAACTACGTTGACGGAATGAACTATCTGGCGTTCGCGGCTTGTTTCCAAGGGCTCGTGCCGATGCCGCCTCTCGGGGCCCGGGCCCCGGTCAAGCAGACGGTGGTCCCGCTCAAGGAAGTCGCCGAATGAAAGCCCTCGTGATCGTCGCGGCCCTGCTGGTTTCAGCAGGGCCGTCTTTCGCTGAAGCCAAGCACACCGCTACGGCAGCGCAGTGGAAAGACATCCGCAAGCTCCAACAAGTATTCGGGCAGTGTGGCGGTCGGACTAACCCCGAAATGCTGGAGAAAGACTTGAACATCAGGAAAGCCTGCGCCCTTTCCGGCAGGCTGCAAGACAAGTTGATCGCGCAAGGGTTCTGTTTTTACGGGCGTATCGATGCTGGCAAGCCCGGCAAGCTGTGGACCCAGAAACAATGGGAACAGGCGACCGAGGGCACTACCCCCGTGCCGAAAAACCATCGGAGTTGCGAGCCTCTGAGTAATCCGCCCCGATGGTTTTAAGGCGTTGGGAAGATATTCGGGGAGGCTCTGCTCACATTGTTAAACCACTTGTTGTTTTGCGCCGTGATACCGGGGCCCGCAAACGCCACTCCAGCGGGGGTGCCGAGGTTCTTGATATAGAAATTGTTGGCTCCCAGAGCTAGCGTTGGGTTGACGAGCGGCTGTTCCCTCTCCCAAGTCTTACCGCTCGACCAGTTGGTGCCGAATTTCGCCAAGTTCGAGCCGCCGAAGGCCCGCTCCACGTCCTTGAGGACTTGGGCATACAGCGCGGGATTGTTCCGCAGTCGCTGCTCTATCTCGGCGTTGTACGCTTCTTTATCCGTCGGGTAGTATTTCGGGTTCAGCGGGTTCTGCCCGGTCGCGTTCAGCCGGTTCAGCATGGCCTCTACGACAGCCGTGCGCCCTTCCGAACTGTTCTGATCTTCTTCCATCGCTTTCGCGACCAACTTGAACATCAAGTTCGGATCGTTGCGGGCGAGAGTTGCGTAGCTTTGGCGTTGTCCCGCGAGGAGGTTGGTGAGGGGATCGCGGGCGCTGGACTGGAATTGGTCGTAGTTGCCGGTGGGGCTCATGCTGCCGCTGCCTGTGCCTCCGGTACCGAGGCCGAAATCATCAAACCCTTCGGTCCCGGTCTGGAACGGATTTCGTTTCTGGCCTCCGAAGTCCCAGCCGCCCCGGCCTTCGTTGGCCCCGTAGGTCATCCACTGTTCGAACGGGTCTTCACCGCGTTCCGCGATGTCGGGGTTCGCCGCCAGATATCCTGAATAATCGAACTCGGGCGTCGGCGCGGCACGGCCCTCGTTCTTGCCGAACGTATTGTAGTGCCAGAACGGGTCTTCGCCTCGCTGCGCGATATCGGGGTTATCCCGCAGGTACGCTGCTTTCGCCAGCTTCGTATAATTATCCATCTCCTTGAAGCCGCCGGTACGTCCCTCGTTGATGCCGAATTTGAGGTACTGCTCCCACGGGTCCTCGCCGCGCCCCGCGACGTCGGGGTTCGCCCTCAGATACGCAGCCCCGTCGAACGTGTCCGAGGTCAGGGCCCGGCCCTCGTTCCTGCCGTATGTATTCCAGTGCTCCCACGGGTTTTCGTTTCGTTGCGCGATATCGGGGTTCTGGAACAGATACTCATACGGGTTGAAGATATTCTGGGACGGCCCGCTGACCGGCGTCGGCGGGGGCCCGAAGGTATTCTGCTGGGGCCCGGCTCCCAGCGCGGGATTGCCATAGTCGTTATAGGGCGCGCTCCCGCTGGTGAACACGTTGGGGACGGCAGCGCTTAAACCGCCGCCGAACGTGTTTTGCTGCCCCGCGCCAAAACTGAGGTTGCCGTAGGGGTTAAAGGCCGTGGTCCCGGTGTCGAACACCGAAGCGCCGCCGCCACCGCCGCCGCCACCGGGGGACAACGGCGTGCCGCTGAAGGAGCTTAGGTTGCGTTGATTGCCGGGGCTGTAGGTGCCGGGGTCTGCGGCAGGGCCAAACGTAGGGGACAGTGAGTTGGTCAGGTTCTGGTAGTACGGCGTCCCAAATCCGCCGGGGCCGTATGGCGTATTATGGTTGTACGCAAACAGCCCGCCGTTCAGGGCGTCGTTCGATTGCTGGTTCCACTGCGCCATCTGGTTGTTCTGATTGTTCAGAAAATTCTGGGTACCGGCGTTCGTGAATAGGTCAGACATGGCTAGGGCCCTCTTCGGTTGCCGGTGCAGCGCGCCATATCGAGGCTGTTGCGGGCGGTCTGCTTGCATTGCATCTCGGCGTTGATCGCGTCCACTTCGGCGCGGCGGTAAACGTCGGGGTCGTAGAGTTCGAGCCCCAGCCGTTGCTGGGCGCAGCCGCTCAGAAACACCACGATGATGATCATGACGGCGATCACTGCAATCGTCAGCACCGGACGTTGCCGGGCCCTGCGAAAGAAGCGGTCGCCAAGCTGGGTCATTTTGGCTCCACCTCGAAGTAGCCTTCCAGTTCACGGACCCGGGCCCTGAGGGCTTTAAGCTCCTGCAGGATCACCGGCACATACTTCGAGTAGTCCACGCCCCAGAACTCGGGCCCGGCCTCGCTCTCTTCGTTATGGACGATGGCTGCCGGGTAGACCTCGACGGCCTGCTGCGCGATCACGCCATAGGAGCGTTCCTTGGTGGACCGCCACGCGAAATCGTAGACGTTGGTCTGTTCGATGATGTTGCCCGCGTCGAAGCTGCGCAGGTCTTCCTTCAGTTCGGCGCTGGAGGCGGTGGCGTAGGTCACGGCGGTCGGGGACTGGGTAATCTGGCCCACGGAGCCGTTGGACGTGTTTACGAACGCTATCGCGGTGGTGGTATCCGCAGCGGGCCTGAAGCCCATGCCGTACTGAATAGCACCACCAGCGAAGGTGATGTGAGCAGCAGCGTTGTATGGATCGAGGCCGCTGATGCCGACGTTCAGGCCGGGAACACTAACAAAACCGCCGAGGAAATTGAACTTGCCGACCTCGTAGGAGAGGTAATTGCTGCCCGCGCTGCCGAAGCGGTAGACGCCGTCGGTGGTGCTGCCGCCCATCCACTGCTTGATGCCGTCGGCAGCGATAGTGGCGTGTGCCACTCCTGCAAAGGTGCGGAAGTTCGTCGCGGTGGCGGCGTCGATGTAGTTGTTGCCGGTGCCGTTGTTATCGATGATGAGACTGCCATACGATCCGGTCACAGCGAGCGGTGTGACCCCCGCAGGCACGGTGATGGAGGCACCGCCCGTCATGATCACGGCACCTCCGGAGAACTGGAAGTTGGTACCGTTATAAGTCAAGTACTTGGTGCCGGTGTTACCGAAGTAGTAGCTGCCGGTAGTCGGTGCCCCAGTCACTGTGCTGACGAAATTGGCGGTCGAGATGATGCCGGGAGCGTAGAGCGCACCTCCGCCAAACTGAAAGTTGGTGCCGTCAAAAGACAGGTACTTGGTGCCGGTATTGCCGAAGTAGTAACTGCCGGTGGTCGGTGTCGCGGTCACTGAGCTTATGAAATTGCCGGTCGAGATGATGCCGGGCGCGGTCAGCGTCCCGGTCATGGTGTCGCCAGCCTTCGCCACCCGCGAGGTGTCGCTGGGGTGGCGGTGGTCGCCGCGTGCGTAGAGTAGCGCCGTTCCCGGCGCGGCGGTGCCATCCATCAGCGGCGCGGCATCGCTGGGCACTTGTGGATCGCCCTTGACGCCCTGCACGCCCTGAATGCCCTGCGGCCCCTGCGAGCCGGTTGCGCCGGTATCGCCCTTGACGCCCTGCAAGCCCTGCGGCCCCTGCGCGCCGGTCGCCCCCGTCGCGCCGGGCGTACCCGCCGCACCCGTATCGCCCTTGACGCCTTGAGGGCCCGGCAAGCCGGGATCGCCTTGCGCGCCGGTTGCACCCGTTGCACCCGTTGCGCCGGGCGTGCCTTGGAGACCCTGCACACCGGGGTCGCCTTTCGGGCCTTGAGCACCGGTTGCGCCCGTGGCACCGGCAGGGCCCGTTGCGCCCGTGTCGCCCTTCGGGCCTTGCGCGCCCGTGGCTCCCGTGGGTCCCGGCGGCCCTTGGATGGGACCGGCGTTGATCCACGCCGAGGTATCGGCATCCCATACCCAGAGATCACCAGTCGCGGTGACGACGTAGGCGTCACCCTCGACGTTGCCTGTCGGCGGCAGCGAGCCGACGTTTGGCACCTGACCTTTGAGGTTGATGCCGGTGCCAGCCGACCCCTGCGGCCCGGCCGGACCCACCGGCCCCTGCACCCCGGTTGACCCTGTCGGCCCGGCAGGACCTGTCGGGCCCGGCGGCCCGGCGAGAGCGAGGTCCTGCCAGCCTTCGGAGGTGCGAACGCGAACGGCGTAGTTCATGTCAATGCCACCTGTTTCGTGACGCCGTTGATGCGAATAAACAGGCCAGCCTCCGTCATCCACATCTCGCCATCGATTGGATCTACGGGAGTGGCGCGGGGAGCCATACGCAAGGCACCCGAGATGGTGAACGTGCCATCGTCGCCGAAAATGTGTGTCGCTACGGTCGCGGCCGCATTGATCAGCGAAAGGCTTGGAGTTGCTCCGGGGTTCGTCCGCATGAACCGGGTGTAGCCCGCGATATTTTTCCAGAACACGCCGCCATAGTCGCCCGACGATACCGACAGGTTACCCGTCATCTCGTCGCCGGTCGTATTGACGTAGCGGACGTCGGCATCGGCTTGGCTGATGCCGCCTCCGCCACTGCCGCCCGCTGCACTGGGGGATAATTCGACATATGCCATTTCACATCGCTCCCATCACAGGCTCGCAATCTGGTTCGCGCCTATAGCTGCCGTTATGGCCCCCGGCCAAATACAAAGTTCAGTAATCCATCCGGTAAACGGCTCGGGGACGGCACTCAGGCCAAAGAAAAGCTGGCCTCCAAAATCACCGCTGCCGACATTCTGGTTAGGTGTGTCCGCGCCACTGGGCGACGCGACAGATGCAATGTTGATGTGGCTGGAAGCACCATTGTAGACGCATTGCGTGGCGTACCATGTGTTCATATTGGCGGTGCCAAATTGCAACGTACCGCCGCCCGCATGCAGATAGAACGTGGCCGTATTGCCGGTGTAGCCAAAACGCGGAATGAGCGAAGTGCCGCAGAATATTCCGTTCGGTACACCACCGGCTGTTTGCGCTGTCTGGCGAGAGACAACAGACGCGGTAAATGGCTGCGCAAAAGCAGGGAGGGCTATCTGTGGTCTCGTCGGGAGTGACCCGTCAAAGACAAGCGCCGCGCGTCCAGCAGTCAGTCCTGTCGGACTGATAATAATGCGAGGCAACTGACCATTAACGCCATACGTCATGTCGCTGCCTGTCGCCAGCTGATCATACCAGAGCTGTACGACTGCGGTGCCGTGCGCCGCGATCCACGCATTCAGCGCGGCGTAATCCAGCAGTCCGCTTGGAAGAATAAAGATGTCTGTCGCGAAGTTGAAGCTGTTGTCGCAAATCTTCATCGCCTTGGTCGTTCCGGTCATCTGCGCGGCGCTGTAGGCACGCAAACCGTAGAAACAAATGGCTCCCGGCAGAATGTCGCCCGGCCCCTGATAGGCCGGGGCACCGGCAATCGGTCCCACCGCCGTTGATGTGGCGCTGGCACTGCCCGCGCCATTGGTGGCGGTGACTGTGACGGTAATCATCGCGGAAAGATCGGCAGTCACCAGCAGATATGTACCTGCCGTAGCGCCGCTGATGACGGTGCCGCCGCGCTTCCACTGATAGGTGTAGGACGGCGATCCGCTCCACGTCCCGCTGCTGGCGGTCAGTGTCGAACCAACCTGCACCGTGCCGGAAATGCCGGGCAGCGCGGTATTGGCAGGTGGCGTCTCCGCATCCCAGCGGTACATCTTGTTGGTGTCTTTCGCGACGTAGATCGAGGCAACCACGCCCGTCGCCGGGAACGACGCGAGATTGGCGTATTCGAAAACTTCGGTAGCGCCGCCACTGCCGACCGATGGCGCAAGCTCGTCGGTGTCCACCCACAGCGCGCCGATCTCGACGCTGCCGGGGTCGTTCGGCTGCTCGTAGACCTCAACCTGCCCCTCGGGGCCGACGGGGCCGGTAGCGCCGGGAGCCCCGGTGGCACCCGTCGCACCCGTGGGGCCCGAGGGCCCGGGATTGCCCTGCACGCCCTGAACGCCTTGGGAACCGGTGTC